CTATGTGTTAACCAACGCTCATCAGCTCAAAAATGTTTATATGGCCGGCGGGGAACCGTTATTGACCAAAGACAACGAAGAACTTTTAGAAGTGCTGTTGGAAAAAAACCCAGAGGTAGTCATAAGAGTGAATACCAATCTGAGCAAAACACAAACAAGGGTATTAGATTTATTATGTAAATTTAAAAATGTGCATTGGACTGTTAGTGCAGAGAACATGGGCCCAGAATTTGAATATACACGATATGGCGGCAATTGGAAAGAGTTTCTAGAAAATTTAGAACAAATCAGAGCTTTGCCCCACAAGCTAACATTTAATATGGTCTGGTGCATCTTAAACTATCAAAGTATTTTTGACACAGTTGATTATTTTTTAGCTGACGGATTTCACCAAAATAGCTTTATTCTTACTGCAATTTTTGGTCCTGTCTGGCTAGACTGTAGACATTTGCCACATGATGTGCTACAATCAATTACAGTTACGCTAGAAAATAAAATTGCAGAAGCGCCTGGTTACTTATTAGAAGATGGCTACAGAAATTTACTCAAACATATTAAACAACCGTTTGAAAAAGATTTAGCAGGATCTTTTAAAAAGATAAAAACAATGGATCAACGAAGAAACATTGACAGCAGTAAAATTTTCACTGAATTATACAAATTAAGAGAAGGAAACTAACCATGGGTAAACCATTTGACATAAGCAAATTCCGCAAGGAAATCACCAAAAGTATCGACGGCCTTAGCATTGGATTCAACGATCCAACTGACTGGGTTGGCACAGGCAACTATGCCTTGAACTACTTAATCTCAGGAGACTTCAACCGTGGTATTCCACTGGGCAAGGTCACTGTGTTTGCCGGAGACTCGGGCGCAGGCAAGAGTTATATTTGTAGCGGCAACATTGTGAAGAACGCACAAGAACAAGGTATCTTTGTGGTGTTGGTTGACAGCGAGAATGCACTTGACGAAGCCTGGTTACAAGCTCTAGGTGTGGACACCAGCGAAAGCAAGTTGCTCAAACTAAGCATGGCCATGATCGACGACGTTGCCAAAACCATTAGCACATTCATGATTGATTACAAAGCCTTGCCCGAAGGCGAACGTCCCAAAGTAATGTTTGTTATTGACAGCCTGGGTATGTTGCTTACTCCTACTGATGTGAATCAGTTTGAAGCAGGCGATATGAAGGGCGATATGGGTCGCAAACCCAAAGCACTCACAAGTTTGGTACGCAATTGTGTCAACATGTTTGGCAGCTACAATGTTGGCATGGTTTGTACCAATCACACCTACGCAAGCCAAGACATGTTTGATCCCGATGACAAGATCTCCGGAGGACAAGGTTTCATCTACGCCAGCTCAATTGTGGTTGCTATGAAGAAACTCAAACTCAAAGAAGATGAAGATGGCAACAAAGTAAGTGAAGTCAACGGTATTCGCGCCGCCTGCAAGATCATGAAAACACGCTATGCCAAGCCTTTTGAAGGAGTGCAAGTAAAGATTCCTTATACAACAGGCATGAGTCCGTATTCGGGTCTTACTGATCTGATTGAGAAAAAAGGCCTACTCAAACGAGAAGGCAACAGCTTGGTGTTTACCACCAGCGACGGCGAAATTATCAAGAAGTTCCGCAAAGCCTGGGAAGCAAACACCGATGGTTGTTTGGATGTTGTCATGAAAGACTTTGCAAATCAAAAATCCGAGGTAAGTACACCTGACACTGACCAGGAGGAAAACTAATGATTGAATCAGTCGCTGGCGAAATTTGGGGAGAACTCAAACGCTATGTTAACACTGTGGACCGCTCTGAAGCGGCAGAAACTGTATTAAGCATTCTCATTGACAACGACTGTACCGTGGAGGATATCAAAGCGGCCTTCAAAGGTGACAGCGATATCAAACGTGCGCTCACGGCTTATCTTGACAACGACAAAAGTTATGAAGATGAGGATGAAATTGAAGACGATGACACTGACGAATCCGAGGACGAGACCTGGGAAAATTAATGTCCCACAAGTATTTTCCAATTGTTACAGATACAGCTTGTCAGCTTAAATGGACCTGGAGCACCTTGTTTTTGTACACCGGGGAAACAAGTTCTTGCCATAGAGTTAATAGTAGCAATGTAGATCCAGATAATTTTAAAAATTTTCATAACACTAACAAAAAGATCGCAGACCGTGAACTAATGCTAGCCGGAAAGTGGCCGTCGGGAGGTTGTGAATATTGTAAAAATATGGAAAGTGCAGGCGGACAAAGTGACAGACAGTTTCAGTTGCAAATTCCTAATCTAACACCACCCGAACTTGAAACTGATCTAGCAGCAACCAGTGTTACTCCGCGCATTGTTGAAGTGTATCTTGATAATGTATGTAACATGAGCTGCATCTACTGTTGGGACGGATTTAGTAGTCGAATTCAAACAGAAAATGAAAAATTTGGCAAGTTTGAATCACATGGCGTGATCATTGATAACACAGCAGTAAAGCATCCTCAAAAGAATCAATTGCAGACAGAGTTTTGGGACTGGCTCGAGTTGAATTATCAAGAACTCCGCAGACTGCACATACTTGGTGGAGAACCTTTCTTTCAATCACAATTTGAAACATGTTTGGAATTTCTAGAAGCACACCAAAATTCTGAATTAGAATTTAATATTGTGACCAATCTCAAAGTGTCAATGACAAAATTAGTTGACTTTGTGCAGCGGATGCGCAGTTTGCTGGTTCAACGTAAAATTAAACGTCTTGATATCACATGCAGCATTGATTGTTGGGGTGCAGAACAAGAGTATATACGCTACGGATTCAATCTTGAACAATGGAAACAAAATTTTGAATATCTGGCAGAACAGCGTTGGATTACTCTCAATGTCAATCAGACCATTACAGGGTTGGGCATAAAGTCAATGTTACCATTGTTAGAATATATTAATCAACACAGGGCTGCACGAAAGATAGGGCACTATCATATGGCTGTGCTTGGCTTTGAATATTTTAATCCCATTATATTTGGCCCTGGATTTTTTGATGAAGATTTTGAAAAAATACTACAGGCAATGCCCGATGATGGATGGCAACATCAAAGCAGTCGCAACATGATGAAGACATTGCAATTGCAGTGTAATCAAAATATTCGTCAAGAAGATCAATTGGTCAAACTCAGGGTCGTGCTTGACGAACTTGACCGACGTAGGAATCTCAATTGGCGTACAACGTTTCCTTGGCTGGTGAAAGAATTAGAATATGTGGTATAATCGTGTAGTTGCAGACTTGTCACTGATACCTGACTTTATAACTCATTACGAGTCAGAAATAATTTCAGCCAAACGAGATTGTGTTATTGCTGGAATAGTAGAGCGCAATCTCAAAGAACTGCCAGGCACAACTGAACAGCGATTTTATCAGTTGCAGGAAATTGAGGCAGTGTTAAACTATCTCAATATTCAACTGCGCAAGATACGCAGAAAACATTTTCAAAAATACCTGGAAAATTACCCCAGAGCACTGACCAGCAGAGATGCTGAAAAGTATGTGGATGGTGAGGACGAAGTCATTGACTACGAAACCATTATCAACGAAGTGGCATTTCTGCGTAATCGTTGGCTGGGCATTATGAAGGGTCTCGAAACCAAACAGTGGCAAATGGGACACATTGTAAAACTCAGAACTGCTGGCATGGAAGATATTTCAGTCTAGTGTTTGGTCACTGTAAATACCAGTATGAAAATTGTATTAGTAACTGGGGGTTTTGATCCGCTGCACTCGGGACACATTGCCTATTTTAACGCTGCTAGAGAACTAGGCGACAAGTTGTATGTTGGCCTCAACAGCGATGCTTGGTTGCAGCGCAAAAAAGGATCAGCGTTCATGCCCTGGTCCGAACGTGCTGCAATTGTGGCAGCATTACATGTGGTTGATAGAGTGATTGAATTTGATGATTCAGACGGATCCGGTTGTGCTGCAATAGAAGCAGTAAAACTACTGCATCCCGATCACGAAATCATCTTTGCCAATGGCGGCGATCGTACGGCAGTCAACATTCCTGAAATGGTTGTGCAAGATGTGATCTTTAAATTTGGCGTAGGCGGAGACGATAAAAAGAATTCTAGCAGCTGGATCTTACAAGAGTGGAAAGCTCCTAAAACTAGTCGTGCTTGGGGATACTATCGTGTTCTGCACGAAGTAGGTGCCAACACCAAGCTCAAAGAGCTCACGGTCATGCCCAAGACCTGTTTGAGCATGCAACGCCATGATAAGAGACAAGAGTTTTGGTTTGTAGCCGAAGGCACAGCCACAGTGTATACTCTGGATGAAAGAAGTACAGACCGTGATGTCAAGTGTTATCTTGATGTGCATGAACACACCTTTATTGAATGTCGTGAATGGCATCAACTGTGCAACGAAACGGATCAGCCACTAAAGCTGATTGAAATCCAGTATGGCGACAACTGCGTCGAAGAAGACATTGAACGCCAATGAAGCCAATTCCTGTATTCGTGGGTTACGACCCTAGAGAAGCCATTGCGTATCATACTTGTGTAAACAGTATCATACGCAACAGTTCGCAACCTGTGGCTATTGTGCCTGTGGCCTTGAATCTGTTCCGAGACTACGCAGAAACACACACAGACGGATCAAACCATTTTATCTACACACGCTTTCTTGTGCCACATCTAATGGAGTATTCTGGACATGCTATCTTTATAGATGGTGACATGATTGTGCGTGGAGACATTACAGAACTCTGGAACTTGCGGGATGAGTACAAAGATGTACAAGTAGTCAAGCATGATTACAAAACTCGTATGCCAGTAAAATATCTAGGAGCAAAGAATGAAGACTATCCTCGCAAAAATTGGAGTAGTGTTATATTGTGGAATTGTAATAGCTTTCCTAACCGGAGACTTACTCCCGAGTTCGTCCAACGCTCCACTGGTAGTGAGCTCCACCGCTTCACGTGGATAGACGACAATCGAATTGGCTCACTACCGCCTGAATGGAACTGGTTGCCTGATGAATACGGGCCAAATACCGACGCCAAGTTACTGCACTACACACTTGGCACGCCATGTTTTCAGGAGTTTGCCGATACTCCACAAGGCAATGAATGGCACAGAGAACGTATCTTAACTGAATACTGTTTACAAAAACAAATTTAAACCCAGTGCTGTTGTACCAATGGATGATGACTCATGGTACTGGGTTTCTGAGATACTTTTCTGAACATCAATATTTTTACTGCACCAAGATCCAGGTCAGCATCTTTGCGTGATGCTATGTGAAACCATTCAGCTGGACAGTGGTCAGTCAACAAAGTGTGATTGGTGTGTTCGCTAATGATGGCTTGATCACCATACAGCGGCGGCGAGCTGTACAAGGATTGCCAGTGTGCTAAAGACTGACTTTGGTACAGGCTCCACAAATAACTGTGATCTTCTTGCCAATACATAAAAGCACTTGAATGTATGTTCTTGTCTGCTTCATGCCACATAACAAACTTCTGATCTTGTAACTGAGCAACCACATGGTCTAGGTTGCTGCATATCACTGTGTCAAGATCTAGAAACAAGGTTGGTCCAGACAATATGCTAGGCCGAAACAATTGCATCTTGCTCCAGAAACCATGATCTCCGGGCAACAGTTTT